TGAAATTAATATAGATGAAGATCAAATATCTGACCGAATTGATGATGCTTTGCAGTTTTGGTACGAGTATCACTTTGATGGCCGACAAAAAATCTTTATCTCACATCAGATAACAGGCGACCAAGTTTATCTTGCATCAAACATTCTTGCTCCTAACTTTTCTGTAGGTGACAAACTTACAGGCGGAACTTCAGGTGCAACTACAGTAATCAAAGAAATACACAGCTCTAACTACTTTGTCACAGAAGATACTAAAGGTACGTTTGTTGCGGGCGAAACTGTAACAGGTTCTAAGTCAGGTTACTCGGCAGCACTACACGGTACAACATTTTATGTTGCTGGTGATATGGGCAACAAATATATTTCAGTAGGTGACGGCGTTCTTTCTATCACACGTATGTTCAACTTTGGAGGTGCCATGAGCACCAACCAAGGAGGCGTGGATAATCCATTTGACTTAATGTATCAGTTTAGAATGAATGATATGTACAACTTGTTAGGCGCTAACATGACATATTATTCTATTGTTCAACAACACCTAACAACACTTGAACAACTATTGGTAACTCAAAGGCAGATACGTTTTAATAGAAAAATGAATCGTGTTTATGTAGATGCTGACTGGGATAAGACATTTAACCCAGGAGATTACGTAACATTTGAAGCCTACAGTATTGTAGATCCTACAGAATTTTCCGAAGTGTATGACGATATGTTTCTGAAGAAGTACGCTACTGCTCTTATCAAAAGACAGTGGGGGGAGAACATGAAGAAGTTTGGAGGCATACAACTTCCAGGTGGTGTCACACTTAACGGAGATAAAATATTCGAGGAGGCGATAACTGAAATAGATCAGATAGAAAAAGATATGCAGTTAAAGTACGAACTTCCTCCAACATTTATGGTGGGATAACCGATGCCCACTAACTTTTACTTTCAAAACGGGAACACTAGCGGAACTACGGCCGAACAACGGCTGATAGAAGACCTGATTATTGAAAGCCTCAAAATATACGGACATGACGTATATTACTTACCTCGCACACTGGTAGACGAAGATAAAATCTTTGACGAAGATACACTGAGTAAATTCACTCAGGCCTATCCATTGGAAATGTATCTTGAAAATGTAGATGGCTACGAAGGCGAAGGAGATTTGTTTACACGTTTTGGTATAGAAATACGTGACCAAGCAACATTTGTATTAGCAAAACGTAGATGGGAAGAAATGGTATTCACTTCCGGCGGCACCTTTACACAAGACACTCGTCCGTCAGAAGGTGACTTACTTTACTTTGAAAAAACAAAATCTCTCTTTGAAATCAAACAAGTACAGTTTCAAGATCCATTTTATCAGGCCGGAAAACTTTACGTGTTTAAACTTGTTTGTGACTTGTTTGAATACAGCAGTGAAGTTATTGATACAGGTGTTGAGTCGCTTGATGATATTTACGAGACTGAAACACTGGATATGTTGGTTCATCAGTTTCAACTCGAAACTGACGATCTTTTCTTACTTGAGGACAGCGGTTCACTGATACTAGAAACATATTCTGCTGATACTGATACAGGTAGAACCGATGGCACTGACTTCCAGAACTTTGATGATGCTGAAGGTATATTAGATTTCTCTGAAGTTAATCCGTTTGGAGAAATAGGCTAATGTTTAAAAATAAACAGTTTTATCATCAGCACATTAAGAAAGCCATTACAGCATTTGGTTTGATATTCAACAATATTAATATCAATAGAGTTGATAGTAGTAACGTAACACAACAGGTTCTGCGTGTTCCTTTGTCTTATTCTACAAAACAAAAATTCTTATCACGTATTGCACTTATTGCAGATGCAGAAGGCAGAGGTGATATAGCTATTTCTTTGCCACGCATGGGTTTTGAAATACAAGGGTTTGACTTTGATGCGGCACGTAAAGTATCTCCTATACAAAAAAATAAAGCGGTTATTAATGGAGCAGCAGTAACAAGTGTAAGTCGTTCATATGTATCTACTCCTTATAATATGTCATTGTCATTATACATTTTTGCTAAAAACCAAGAAGACGGCCTACAAATTGTAGAGCAAATCATGCCTTTCTTTAATCCTGACTTTAATATTACGGTTAACGAATTGCCTGAATTAGGCATCAAAAGAGATATTAATATAAGATTAGATAGTATAGACTATGATGATGACTATGAAGGCGAGTTTGCAAAAAGAGTTAGTATTATATGGACTCTTAATTTTACAATGAGATTGAATTTTTACGGTCATGTTGAAAATCAGGGTATTATCAGAGAAGCTATAGCAAACGCATACGCTACACCTAGTACACTTACTAGTAGCAATGACTATACTAAGGTTACAGCTTCTATAAGTACAACTACAGCAACCGCTATAGCAAGAATATCTAGTGGTGCAGTATCAAGTATTGATATGACATACAACGGAGCGGGATATCTCAATCCTCCTATTGTTACTATCACAGGTGGCGGTGGTTCTAGTGCAACAGCAGCAGCCATACTCAATACTGACGGCACAATAAATAGAATAAATGTAACTGCTGGAGGCAGTGGTTACACTACGGTACCTACTGTAACTATAGAAAATCCGCCTGATTATGTAGCATCACCTACACCGGCAGATCCTTTTAGATTTATAGCGGAGTTTGAAAATGTTTTTGAAGGTGAATAAATTTAATGAAATGGTGGAATCTTAGATTACGTTATATAACTATACAAAGAATTCGTATAGTATACAGTCATGGTTACAAACACGATATGTGGGTATATGATCTTGTTCAGGATAAAGACGGATCTTATAGCTGGGAGTGTTATGAGGAAGATAATAAAATTATTGATATAGATCCTAAAAACATTACATCTATATACGTAATTAAAAAGAAAAAAGTTTGGAATGTATATGAAAAAGCCGGGACTGTAGTAGAAACATTTAAGCCTAAACCTAAAACTACAGAGGCAAAATTAGATACAGAAAAGTTTGCTCCTTACAGAAAGTATTATGATAAGTTATCAATTAAGGATAACATACAAATTGTTTTAAAGGATACGCAAAAACCTTTTATTCCGAAGCCAGAGTATACGGATAAAGTTAAAGTCGTTGAAAGTATATACATTACAATGACTACGCCGGAACAAATGGTTAAATTACGACAAGAAATAATACAGTTAGAACGTAGAATAGCTAAACTAAAAGGAAAAGTATGAGTACATTTGACAGTTTAGACGACACATTTAAGGCTAAGCCTACTAAGGCTTTAGATGCCAACTTGAAACAGGTAAGAGAAAAGAATAACTTACCTGTGCCTCCTAACGATGCCGAAAAAGACTTGGAAGATGATTTCCAAGAAGCAAGGGAGATGCTAAAGAGAACTGCCCAATACAGTGAAGAGGCAGTAAAAGGTATATTACATATTGCTAAGAATAGTGACCATCCTAGAGCATATGAAGTAGCGGGACAGCTAATAAAAACAATGCAAGAAAACGCTAAGGATATGTTAGATGTGCAGGAGAAAAAGAGTAAGGTCGATGCCGAATCCAAAACCACAAAGCCTTCTAGTGGTGTAACTAATAACAATCTGTTTGTAGGAAGTACCAAAGACTTATTGAGAGCATTGAATAAAGATGTTATAGACCATGAGTAATGAACGCACTTCCTATCATGGGAACCCTAATCTAAAAAATATAGGGCACGAACATGAGTTTACACAAGAACAACTCAAAGAGTATATCAAGTGTAGCAAGGATCCCATTTACTTTATAGAAAACTATGTTCAGATTATTACACTGGACAGGGGTCTACAGCCTTTCAAACTTTACGAATGTCAAAAGAAAAAAGTAGATCTTATACTTAATAATCGTAAAGTTATTTTGATGGAAGGCAGACAGCAGGGTAAGACTGTAACAGCAGCGGCCTGTATACTTCATTATACTATATTTCAAAGTGACAAGACTGTTGCTATTATGGGCAACAAAACAGCATCAGCGAGAGAGGTGCTGGCACGTTATCAAACTATGTATGAGAACCTGCCTATATGGATGCAGCAGGGTGTAAAGACATGGAACAAAGGTGACGTAGAACTAGAAAATAACTGTAGAATATTTACATCAGCAACGACTACTTCAGGTATTCGTGGTAAGTCTGTAAACTGGCTATACATTGACGAGGCGGCAATCATTCCGAACAATGTTGCGGATGAGTTCTTTGCTTCTGTATATCCTACTATTTCTGCTGGTGAAACTACAAAGATTCTACTTACATCTACTCCATTAGGTTACAATCACTTTTGGAAGTTTTGGAATGAGGCAGAGAAAGGAGCGAACGGATTTATACATCACTTCATTCCTTACAAAGAAATACCTGGCAGAGATGAGAAGTGGGCAGAAGAACAACTTAAACTTCTTGGCGAACTAAAGTTTAACCAAGAGGTTCTGTGTGAGTTTTTAGGTTCTAGTAACACACTTATCAATGCAAGAACTATTGCAACTTTGAGTTCCAAAGAGCCTATCTTCTATAATGATGACGGGCTTAGAATATATGAAGAACCAAAAGAAGAACATTATTATTGTATTACTGTTGATACTGCCCGTGGCATTGGCGGTGACTATTCAGCGTTTGTTGTTTTAGACATCACAGAAATGCCGTATAAAGTAGTAGCAACATTTAGAAATAACAAGATAGCACCTCTGCTGTATCCTGAGGTGATTTCAAAGTTAGGTAGAGATTTCAATAATGCTTTCATATTATGTGAAAACAATGATATTGGTGGGCAAGTTATTGAGATTCTACACGAAGAAATAGAGTATGAAAACCTATTCACTACGGTGACAGAGAAGGCCAGACAGTATGTTACACCTGGTTTTGGTAGGTCTACACGTTTAGGTGTTAATACCTCTAAACAAGTAAAGAGACAGGGGTGTTTTAACTTTAAGTCTCTTATGGAAGAAAAGAAACTATTAGTATTTGACGCAGAGATCATACACGAAATCTCTACGTTTATTGAAAAAGGTCAAGGGTATCAAGCTGATGAAGGCTACCACGATGACCTAGTAATGTGTATGGTTCTATTCGGGTGGTTGTCCACAATGCCTTTCTTTAAAGAGTTGGTAGATGTTAATACTAGAGAAGGGTTATATAATAAAGAAATGAAAACAATCTCTCAGGAGTTAACTCCTTTTATTCATGTAAAATCAAATGAGGAAGATAGGGGGGAAGTGATTGCCGGAGATTATTGGATCACAGACGAGAATTATGCCAGAAAAATAAAAGAATTAGGATATAAATATTAAATCTTATAAATAATCAGATGAATATGTAAAGTTTAATTTGTCTGATTAAATATATCGAGGAGAAAAATATGGCTTTTCAGCTTTCACCTGGAGTACAGGTAACAGAAAAAGACCTTACCAATGTTGTTCCTGCGGTTGGAACTTCTATTGGCGGTACTGTAATGCAAGCTGGTTGGGGTCCTGCAAATGAGATTGTTCTAGTAAGTACCGAGAATGAAATGGTCTCTATGTTTGGGAAGCCTCAATCAACAAACAACAAGAAATGGTTTGCTGCGGCTTCATTTTTGGCTTACACAAACACTCTTAAAGTAGTACGTGCTATTGACACTGATGAAGCTTTGAACGCAACTTCAACTGTTTCTGGTGTAGCCGCTGCTGGTGTGTTGGTAGAAAACGGCACTAAGTGGGAAAACGGAAATTATAGTAATAGTGGGAATGCTGTTTTCATAGCAAAATATGCTGGCGAGATTGGTAATTCACTTAAAGTGGAAATGGCAGACCAGTCTAATGGTAGAGGTGCTATTACTCTAACTGGAGATTGGACTTCTACAACTTCAAGCACAGCTTTTACAGCTACAGGCGGTGCAGCAACTACTGAATTAAAAGTAGGCGATATTGTTAGAAATG